TCACAAGACCAGGTCGCATACGTCGCAAAAGGCGCAGCCATCAGATTGTTGGCAAGAAGTGCGTCTGGGAGGACGAACGTTCCGCCAGGAACGGGAGCGAGATCGGTAGTACTAGTCCAGTTGAGGGTTGCGAAGAGATTAGAGCGACCAAGCGCCATTGTGTTATCCCAGGCTTCAGTACGAAACTGTTCCTGTCTTGGCACAATTGCTAGGCCGGCTCCATCCTGTACCTCTGCAATTTCAGTTGTATCAATTGCAGAAACACCAGCAGCAGCGTCGAGAGCGGTAGTTGTTATTGCGGGCTCATCAACGCTGCTCTTTCCTTCTTCCGATTTCATCATGTGTGGTATCACCTCACGCGCCATTTCAGGGGGGGAATGGGCAGAGGGATAGTACACGATGACAGTGAACGGAGTGTGCGTTATCGGGTCATGGAAGGTGGCATATCGAAAGACATACCACCGACCATCAGCACCAATGTACGCACGACAATGTGTCCAAAAGGCGCAGTCGAAGAAGGAACGCTTGTCGTTGCTTTGACCGATCAGGGCAGAGAATTCACTCTCGGTAAAGAAGTGAATGATGCCCGTGATGGCCAAAAGCAGGCGGTCACGGATCGCACTTTCCAGGTGCGAGACTGGTGCCTGTCGTCTCGGAAGATTACAGGCAGAGGGAGAAAAGAAATCTGGTAGACGGGTATTAGCCATCCGAAAGCAGCACCCTTGCGGGAAGCGAGGATCAGGATTAAGTACCTGACCAGCCAAAATGGCACTGGGCGTCTTAGTGACATCGCGAGGCCCTGCGACGGGTTGAAGCTGGCGTGAGCTTACCATATGACACTCGGCTTCTTCAGCCGAAACCTCATCCGGAGAAATGGATGGGCCGCGACAGATGGTCTGTTTTACGTCCTGTCGGCAGACGGCGACTCTAAAATCAAGAGGCAGATCGAGGAAAATGAGGTCCCTCTCTTCATATGTCCACAAGGGAACTGAAGGGAGGGCTCCTATCTCACGAAGAGCTTCATTGATCTTAGAACGCAGCCAGTTGAAGTACTCCTTTCCCCAGAAGTACGCGAATCGCAACGCAGTCTGACAATTTTCGATACACTGAGCCTCAGGATCCGGGCACTCGCGTGTCCAGTTGAGCATCTCGTGAATCGTTTTCTTGTCGAGACATGCCTTCCAATAACTGCCGTCCTTTCGCGCATAGTTCTTCAAGAATGTTACTTCATGAATAGTCTGATACGGTACTGGGTCGGCGGTCTTGTCGGGCATTGTGTAGTCGATTCCGTACTCGGCGAGAAAGGCTTGAAACGTGAGAAAATTGTATTGGCCAATGTATTCCGGGGTCACAGAAATGACACAGTCATCTCCGTAGATGCGGGCAGCAACGTTCGAGGCGAACTCGTGCAAGGTGTTATTTGGTGGATTTACCAAAATCATCCACCCTGCACGATGGTAGTACATGAGAGCAGTCGTGTTGATAATCACAGTCAAGAAGCAGCCAGAGGGGTTCCCACTCACCAACATGAAAAACAATGATCCATACACGCAGATTGCGTGCGCGATCATTGCCATTATCACGTGGCGAGCGGTATTATCCTCAGAGGAGCATTCAGGATCGTGAAGATCATAGTAGAAATTTGCCATGTCAGCCAGACAGTCGAGAACTTGGGGTTTGATCGAGCCATCACAGTTGCGAAGATCACCACCAATGATGTGCGGTGAGTTCGCAAGAAGATAGCGAACATGGGAGGTCCATTCGGGAGAGTAGGCATCGATTCCAACCGCCGAATATGATTGATGGCGAGACTTATAGGTCGCAGCGATGAACGAAAGAAAATATCTTCGCCCAACAGCTGTGAACAAAAAGTCAGCCATCGTAAATATTCGGCAGTTTCCATCAGCATTTTTCTGGAGTGAGCGGCGTTCGTCCTTCGGAGTGGGGGTCCAAGTGGTTGGGAACATCTTTCCGCGGCGTAGATTCGCGTCGGCCTTCGCAGCAAGAACCCGAAACTCATCACAATGAAGATTCCACGTTTCCGTGGTTTCATCAAAGGTGAGGATCGAAGACTTACCCTTAGAGCCGGGCAACTTGAACTTCTGGATATAATAGAAGCCAAGTGAACTCTTAGGATTTACACAGTCGAAAAACTCCTGGTTAGGGAGTCCAGCAACTGCTTCATCTAGAGTCAACACACGTACTGGATGATCAGCCGGCAGTCGTTCAACATCGTCCATAAAGGCAGCATGCACAGCATCCGCGACGGGTTTAGGGAAAGGTTTGAAGTCACCTCCAAACTTTTCAATACCACGCCGCATGAAATCACAATCTTCCACGAGCATTCGGGGGTCACGAAATGAGAGAATCGAGGGAGCAGTCGTCGGTTCGAAAATTCTTCCATGGAGAATAGAAGGCACAATTTCAGTCTTTGTCGGTTGACGCGGACGAAATGCAGCCTTGCATTCACCAATGTAGGAGAAATTTCCGGCGGGCATCAACATATGAGCTTCGGTTACTTCTTCCGTTTCCAGGGTCTCTTTATGGGGAGGACAAAATACAACGTTTACATTACCTTGATCCAGGAGAGCTTGTTCCATGCGTTCCA